CTACACCATTTGCTTTAAAATCTTGTACTGAGCACTAGCAACGTAGAAGAGGATTTAGCATAGGCACGCACCATTTGACCTGCTAACGTGTTATGGCTTATGTCATAAACATGGATGCCTTCGACTTAGCGCAACCACACCCACAGGACGCCATAATTGATCCTGTACAGGAGCCAATGATGGTTGAGGAGGGTAATTTTGCCGGCGCCGTCGAAGAAGGACAAAATCTGTTTGTCAACGTCCCACCGCCACCAATTATGGAGGACGTGATGATAAATGTGATTCAAAACGACGTAGTGAATTACGCAGAAGGGAACGAGGACATCATGATGAACGTTGATGCCGCACTTTTGGCAGTGCTCCGTCTGCGACTCAGACTGAGAACAAGGAACTTGAACGCACCACTTGATAATGAGTTAGCTCAAAATCTAGTACGTGTCGCTCAAATGACAGGTGCCATTGCACCGAACAACATCGCGCCCCCATTACCGGCTGCGAACCAGCAGGCTCCAGGTGTTGTGCCACCTGAAGCTGGAAATCCTGCACAAGTCGTGGCTGAAGCAAACCCAGCTGCGCCAGCCGTGGTTCAAAATCCACCTGCTGAGCAACCGGCCGAAGAAGAGAATTTACAACCAAACCGCATCAATCCACTTTTGGACCTGGGTCAACAACTTACGCAGGCACAAATTCAAGAGATCCAATCACAGGCCAATTCGTTTGTTCGTAATAAGGTTGCCCTACGAGAGAGGACGATGTTGCTCGAGAGAGGAATATTAACACAACTCATCTCTTATCTCAAAGGGCAGTTCAAACTTACTGAATCAATGTGTGAAGTGATTGCATCAAAGGCTATGATTGAGACCACTACCATCGCCCCTACGGAATCAATTTTGATGGACAATTTCAGAATCAATTATTGGGACTGGAATTTGGCAAATGACTTTGCTAAAGGCATCGTCAGACCAGGCACTTTGAGCTTGCTCTTGGTTACATTGTTGTGCTTAATCGCATTCGCAGTGTTCTCATCAGTGGGTTCTTACCACTTTGTTGATGGATTCGTGGGCTTGTTGGGATTCGTCAAGCCGTTGTGGATGATGACTCATATTGGGTACATGTACGCATCCAATAATTCAATTCTCGAACCGTTTACTTTTGAAACATGGTCCCTCGGGATTGTGAATCATTACAACTACAACTTCAGCCTATTCAATTTGTTGTACAATGTGATCGCTTGGGTATCCTTGCTCTTGCTTGTGCATTCATTTTGGAAGTTTTGCAAAATATGGAGGGAGAAGTTCAGGTACTTGCTCGGGGGCACATTCACCGTGCCACGAGGCTAGTGCCGCCCAATCAGAGTGCCAAGCCTCTGCGCGAGATGTGCCGGGTCAACTACCATCATAGATAAACCCATTGGCAGAGGCTGCAGTGTGAGAGAGGCACCTGAGGGCTGTAAGGAAACGAAAAGACTGACAAGATTACAACCTCCCGAAATGTATGATCTGTTTCATCCCCAGATCTATGACACGTGTGTTTGCAATGAAATGATTGCATTACGTGGTCGCGTCGTTGCTGATGTCCCACAACCAACCCAACGGGGAATGGACCTATTGCACAAGGAGCTGCTGAAGATATCCAAAAGAATTGGCCCAACTAAGGTCATAACAGAGGAACAATTCATAGCCAATTACAAAGGTGGGAAGGCAGCCCGTTACAAGGCAGCCCTCAAAACCTTGAAAGAGCGTGATATTGAAAGATCTGATGCATGCGTTAATGCCTTTGTGAAAGTTGAAAAGTTCGACCCATCAAGTAAGAGCACTCCTCCCGATCCACGCCTCATACAGTGTCGTTCCCCACGGTTTAATATCCGCTGCGGGACTTATTTGAGACACATTGAGCATAAAGTTTATGGGCTGGTTGAGCATGGGTTGAAGGTCATGGGCAAATGTATGAATCCAGCCCAACGCGGCGCCAACGTTTATGCAAAATGGAAACGATACACCCAACCGGTTGCACTTGCCATTGATGCCTCACGTTTCGATCAACATGTGTCATTACGCATGCTTAGAGAGGAACATGGCTTTTATTTGCGGTGCCAGGATGACCCGGAATTTCGAAGGCTATTGGCTATGCAGGAGAGAAACTTTGGCTACACTACCCACGGGATCCGATACACCACAGTCGGAAGAAGAATGAGCGGTGATTTAAACACTGCTGTAGGTAATTGCATACTTATGTATGCTATGACGAAAGCATTAATGAAGCACGCAGGGGTTAAGAAATTTGACTTATGTGTTGATGGCGACGACACGTTGATTATACTTGAACAAAGTGAGGAGTTCAAACTCGCTCGATTGACTGACCTATTCTTAATGATGGGCCACGAAATTAAGCTCGAGCGTCGAAGTACCACATTTGAAGGTATTCAATGGTGCCAGTCCAGAATGTGCTTTATTGATGGGAAACCCATGTCCGTGAGGAACTATGCCAAGGTCATTTCTGCTACAACAGCTGGGACCCAATTATGGAACAATGTGAAGACACAGAAACCGATTGCTCGTGCTGTCGGTCTGGGGTTGCTCGCTGAAAATCAGGGCGTCCCCATAATACAAAAGTATGCTGAAAGACTGATAAAATGTACAAACCAGAAATTGAAAGAATGGGACAACATGACTGCTTTGGACGGCGTATGTTATGACGTCAAAACCAAGTACTCATATGAGCAACTTGAGAAGTTGGAGATAAGGAAAGTGTCACAAAGCAGCAGGGAGAGCTATGCAGCAGCATGGAAAATAACGCCTGAGGAACAGGTGGAGATTGAGGAGATGTTGGATGGATGGAAGATTGAATTCGGGGAGCCCTTGGAACGTGAAGCTGAATTGAATTCAGGATGGACATTCAGTTGCCATCCAGAAAACGCGCTCCCCGGTTAGTCAACTCACTACTGACACCTGCTTTTCCAAACATGCCGCTGATGCACTGCACTTACTGCCGACAGCCTGTGGAAGTAATTTCTCGAAATGCTGGTTTAACAAGCCACATTAGATTATTGCATCCAAATGAATGGAGGAAAATGCTAACCACCTGCGATTCACCACTTGCAAAGAAGAGCTCGACAGAGTTCATTAATGCTTGCGATGGGTCGTTGTATAGTGATGACACCGCAACCCTGGCCTCAAAACCAAGTGATGAGGCAACTACCACCAAAGCAAATGACGAACTGCAAAATCTCCTTGACTCACTTAACAAACCACCTTTTGTGAGGCAGATGGGAGTGCAGTACGATGGAGATGACATCGTACAACAGAAAGCTGTCCGACCTGAGACCTTCCCTGTCACCTGCACTTGCGGCACCAAAATAAAGTGTCCGCTAAAACCTGCAAGCAAGAATCCATTTCACACGCATGGTTACTTTGCCACACGTATACATGGTGACTTGGCGGAATGCGCGGTCTACGAGCACCACAAATATGGTCCTCGTGTCACCTTTAAAGGACCCGCTACCGCAACTCACGAAGAGCTCATCAGAATGTTTGATGACACCTTGGAGGGGGCAAGGCTGGACAAGTTGAGAAAAGACGTTGGATTGCACTAGAATGGAGATATGAACATGTAGAGGAGCGCGAGTTTACAAATAATTCAGGTTAGTTACCTGTCCTCGGGTCACCTTTAATCATGGTAGGGTTCCGAAAGGTGCATTGGAGGTAAAACTCTGGTGTAAAGACGCCCTTTAATATGAAGTGTGCCATGAGCATGATCACCAAACTAGTGTAAAGGAAAACGGTTAATGTAAGGTGTCTACCGTCCTAGTAGATGCTGGAATGACAGTCTGCATTATCTTCCCATGTTTGAATCAAAGAGTTAGCAATAACTCAAAGGTTTCTCTTCCTTCACTGCAGAAGAGGAATCTTGGGCCAGTTTCAAACATCCCACAAAGCCTTACCTGGAG